AGTTCCAGATGATGCAAAATTTCCTAAACCAACTTCAAAATCAGTATTATCAGTGCAACAATAGTAAGTGGTATCACCATCACTAAGATTAGCAGTAAAAGTTTCAAAACCAGTAACTGCACCACCAAGAGTATATGTTCCAGTGCCCGTTGTTGTCGTGGTTTCCTTAATTCTATCTGATATTACTAATGCCATTACTTCAACTCTATTGTAAGATTCCCTGCATTAATTCTAAATATATCACCTGATTGTATTGTTTTGTTAACATCCAAAGCTCCCACAAATAGTATATTACCACTACTAGATGCGTCTGCAATTATAACATGTGTGATTGTATTATTTGTACCGCCAGATGCAGGAAAATCAATAGCTGCTGCATTGCTTGCAGTTTGTGTATCTGTTGAGTCTGCACCTATTGTAGTCCAGTTTGCTGCTGTAACTTGTTGTCTTGCATAGTTTGTAAATGTTGCTTCTGTAACTGATCCAGTTTCTGCTGCACTTACTGCCGTTGCAAGTCCTACATAAATGCTATCACCAGGTGATGAAAAACTAAGAGAGTTATTCTTAAACAAGAAGTGTAATATTCTTCTCTCTAGATAATTGGTAGCTGCATTTGCTGTTGCCATTTTATACTCCTATGTTCTCGGTCTTGATGGTAGACCAACTCTGTATCCGTCTGTGTTTTCTCTTGCTTCTCCTAGATCTTTTAACCTTTGTATATAAAAAACGTAATTTTTTTCATATTGAGCAATTACATCTGGCTCACCTTTCATATAATAATAAGCTTCTATTAATGATCCGTAAAGAAGTGCAAACGGTGCATTTGTACTTAACCAAGTTGTACCACTATCGGCTCCAGCAGTAATACTTGATGGTCTATAATAATAATGAAGTTCTAAAGTATAATTACTATTTGGTGTAGGAGCCACTATAAAATTATCAGTATCAAATCGTGCATAATACTTAGGTAAACCAGTTGTACTAGAAGCTGGTGTATACTCTCGTAAATAATTTACGTCTTTTTGCAGCAGAAAACTTTCTGATCCAGATGTTGTTATTTGCAAGGAAAATGATGCCAAGTAATCTGATGGCACAGATAAAAATTGATCTGATGATGAAAATGCACTTGTGACATTTTTTCTAAATATATCTAAATCTACACCTTTAAATATCTTTTCTTCAGCAGCTTTTATAAAATCAGGCAAATGTGTGACAAAACTAGTTTCGCTATTATCTGCATAATCTTGTATGGCTGTTTTTAAAGTTGCTAAAGTAAAACTCATTAATTTGTTATAGTGACAGGTCCTGCACTTGCAGATCCTCCACCACCTTTCTCGGTAATTGTTGCATTAACACCAGCAGGAAACGAATAATTGTTCGTATCTATATTTGTAATTGTGAAACCAGAAGCACCATTTATTGTGGTTGCAGGTATGCCACCTATACTTGTAGAGTCACGAAATCTTACAGTATCACTAGTAGATCTTCCATGATTAGGCTCATTAACTGTTACAGTTCCAGAACTAGATGTTGTACTAAATGGATTTAAAGGTAAAAGATTTGGCACTGCTGTTTCAGTTCTGTCTGGTCGTGCATCTCTAATTGCTTCTAAGTCTGTTCTTATTCTTGGTGGAGTTAACTGTGGATGCTTTTCTTCGTATTCATCATATCCAACAATGCTTCCATTCCATTCTTTTCTCATATCTTTTATACGATAACGAAAACCAGAACGATCAGATATTCTGTAAGCATATTTTCCTTGTGCAAAAGCCATTATCCAACCTTATAATATGATAACTGTGGGGTTACTGTAAAAGATGATCTATCTCTATCTTCACCCATTGCCCTTTCAAATTCTTCTTCGTAAACTGTTTTTAACAATTGTATTCTATCTGGTGCTCTTTTCATAGCTATATAATAAGCTAATCCTGCTGTTAAACAAGGATAAAACCTAAAAGGTATCTCCATTGTGTTTACTTGTGCATCAGCATCTTGTATCCGTGTTAAAGCGTCATAAACAATAACATCTGTGCTATTTTCTGGTGCAGGATATATTTTTAAATTAGGTGTTATTTGTCTATCCAAAAAATATTGTGTAGGTCTTCCAGTTGTAGTTTTAACAGGTATGTTTGTATATGTATCTCTTGATATTCTGCTCATACTAAAGTCTGTACCGCTTCTTCTAACAACAGCAGATAATATGTCTATTATATCAGTGCCCAAACTATACTCTGAATCAGATGCTGTAAGAGCTTGTGTTTTTTGTTCAATTGTCCATTGATTTAAACCACGATTAGCCCATTCTGCCAACATAATGTTCATTGAACGTCTTGCTGTTTGCAGATCATACCCAGTTCTAGCTTCTAAACCACATCGCTCAAAAGCCTCCTCAATATATTCTGCTACATCTAATTCAAAGTTAGTTGAGCTTGATGTTGCCATTAGGCTTTACCACCTTTTTTCATTTTTTTCATAGCCATGCCACCACCACGCATCTTTTTTGGTTTCATAGCCATTCCGCCACCTCTCATTTTTTTAGGTTTTGCTTCACCGCCCATCATCATTTTAGCAGCTTTAGCCATGTCTTTAGACATAGCCATCATTTTTCTTGGGCTCATTGCCATTTTAGTCTCCTATAATAGTTTTCACGTTGCTCATAGATTTCTTTGACATTGTACATATTATAATAATTATCATAATATCCTAGCTTCTTCAATTTATTTGCACTTTCTTGAAGTTTGCTAAGTCTTTGAACAAATATCAAAGCATATTCCTCGTTAACGATTTCGTTAAATGAACCATCATCTATAAGTTCATTAACATCATCATCAGGATGGAATCCCATTACCCAAATATCTTTTTGTTTAAATACACCTTCATGTATTATTTGATTTAAAAAGGTAAGATATTTGTGAAATTTTTCATTATCTTCGTAATCAAGGTCTACGACAATTATTAAATCTTTAGTGTCGTCATAACTATCTATTATTGAGTGCACAATTTTATAGGCTTCGTCTCTTTTAAAGGCAAAACCAACTTTATCATCTGTCCAAGCTTTTTTTGCATAAGGGCAACTAGGTAAATTATTATAGCTTGAATTAGGTGTTTCTAGTGCATGTCTTGACCAAGCTTTAATCTCCTTACAAATTTTATCTTCTAAATTAATTTCTAAGGTCATTTCTTTTTCTTTCGTCTTACTGCTTGAACTCTTCTTGGTTTGCCTGCTGGTTGTCCCAACCTTTTCTTTTGTGCTATTCGTTTTCTTTTTTCTGAAGCTGACATCTCTGATCCAGTTTTAGGAGTTTTACTAGATATTCTTTTTGACGGTCTACAATAAGGTGTTCCTCTCTTCTCTCCTTTTTTTCTCCCACAAGGCTTACCAGTTCTTTGGTCCTTCCAATCTTCTTTGAACCATCGTTTAAGAGCAAGACCTGCTTTTGTTTTACGGACAGCCATTATCTAAACTTTGTTACTTTTCGTCTATCGCTCATTACAACACCACAACCACGAGCTATATTTGGATTTTTTGCAGGTCTTTTACGCTTTTGTTTAGTAACATTACCACCATTTTTTAGCTCAATGACACCACCTTCAGCTTTCTTTTTAGCTTTCTTTTTACCACCTGTTCCGTAGTTGGCTGCTCCTACCTTTCGGCATTTTGCGATGGCTCCAGAGGCATAAGCACTTGGAAAAACTCTGTAGCGTGCTTTGACTTTATGATAACAAGCGTCTTTTGGCATTTTTTTTCACCTTTACTATTTTTTTAATTTTTTTCTTTTTTTTATGTGGTGGCTTAGAGATTTGTTGACTCATTTGTGCTCTACTCATCACCATTATATTAACTGCTCCAATCCACTAGCTACAATGATTAATGATACAATTATCCATAATCTATTATCAAGTTTATTTAGTTTTTGATTTATGCCGTCAAATCTGGCGTTACAAACTTGTTCGTGTTTTTCCAACATTTTAAGTAATTCTTTACTTGTCATTTAACACTTCCACCTTCTTCTAGCTTGCCTTAGACGGCTGTTGGGATTTTTAGCAGCCTTTGGAAACTTTTTCATTTGTCCTGCTGATCTAGCACAAAATGACTTTCGTCTTTTAGCAGCCTTGCTACCAGGCTTTACCTTGCCTGTTACAGCAGTCTTTAATTTACTACCAGGGTTATCTCTTCTGTAACGAGCAACACCAGCTTTAGTCATTCCCGCTCCACTCTTTGTAGAACGGAAATATTTTTTTGTTTTAGGAGGGTTTTTACTAGCCTTCCTAGGCATTACTCATAACTTTTTCTAAGTTGGAGCGT